AATGGGTGTCGTCATGCCAGCACCGCCTCAGCGTCAACCGTGTGCGCCATGATCATTTCGGACATCAGGCACGCATCCAGCCACGCTTTGATAAACACATCCACCGACACCTCGGGCTGGTCTTGGCCGGCAATCTCACAAGCGCGGGTCAATGGCAGGGCGTAGCGGGATTGCCAGGTGTAGCCGTGCATGCACATGTCCTGGATTGAGCGCAGCGCGCCGTGCAGTTGGCGCACCCAGGGCTGGTTGTACATGCCAGCGGCGGCGCCGGCCTGGGCTGGGGCGCCTATGACCGTGGCCAAAACGGCCAGCGTCTCGGTGGCGTCTTCGCCGTCATCGGCCATGAGCATCTTGATTTTCACGGTCGTGATCTGGTTTTGGAATTCCGCATCGGTGGACCGGTGCACCGCCTGGGCATGCTGCTTGCGCGCCAGGGTGATAAATGGATGCTCGGGCTTGGGCCTGCGTGCGAGCGTGCGGCCCCAGGGGGTGGTTTTTTTGCCCATCAGAAAATCTCCTCTTGTTTCTTGCTTGCTTCGGCCTGCGCCTGTTCGCGGGCCAGCTTTGCGGCCAACACCTTGGCTTTGTTCTCCCGGGCGATCACGTCCAGTCGCACCAGGGGCTGGCCTTCGGTGGCTTCGTCGATCACGTAGCGCTGGCCGTTGTAGTCGCACCCGCCGTAATGGCGGGCAATGGAGAGCTGGGAGTCTCGCCAGCCCCATATTCGGTCGGGTGCAGGGTGTTTGGCGGGGGAGAGCAGGGCGTCAATCATGGCAATGGCCTCAGCGGCTTGGGCTTTGAGGGTGGGCTGTGTCATTCTTTGATCCCTTTCAGCGTCTCATAGGCCCTGAGCATTTGGACAACATCGCCCGACATCACGGCGCGGTCTGCGGCTTTCAGGTCTTGCTCGATAAACATGGCGCCAATCGCGCCTACCTGGCCAAGCTCTTTGTAATGGCCAAGAACAATGCGCACCCGCGCCATTTCTTTGGGGAGTGCATCCCCGAGGGTTTCGGTGGTGGTCATGCTCACCCCTGCAAGCTATGCCGCGTAACACTAAACGGGTTATGCGCAGTCGGCCCCGTGTGGGCAATGCGCACGCTCTCGGTAACAGGCGCATCCAAAAATTCAGATCGATCCTGCCCGGTCAGCTTGAGGTATTCGTTTTCAACCTTCGCGCTATCAATCAGCACGCCAGCCACCTGGGCCACGGCGCGGGCGCGGTCGGGCTCCATGGGGTTGACGCGGTCGCGCAGGTCGGCCAGGGTGGCCATCAGGTGGGCGCGTAGGTCGGTCATGTGGGGGTTGCTCATGCTGGGTGTCCTTGGGTTTGTTGTTGCGCCTCATGGGCGCGGGTAATTCGGTTAACTTGGCGGGCAATGGCGCCCTTGAGTTGCACCAGCCTGCCAATCTCGGGCGAAAGGTTGCGCGGGTGGTTGCGTTTGGCGTGCTCGCCACGGGTGAGGCAGTCCAGGCGGTCCAGGGTGATCTGCTCGAGAACATTGGTACCCATGCCGGGTTTAAAAACAACTATGCAACCCTTGGGCACCGGCCCGTGCGCAGCCTCCCAAACAAGCCGGCTCACTGGCGTCCAGCGCTTGTTGTTGGGGCCTTGGGCCTCGCTTGTTTTTTGCTCAAGCCGTGCTATGCCGGTGCATTTATGAAAGCACAGACGGTAGCTGCCTAGGGGCATGGTGGTGTGCGGCTTTTGGCCGGCTTTGAACTGCGTTGACACACTATTGCCGCCCGCCTGCCAGCCTTTAAGCCCTGCATTCCATGGCACTTGGCCCGGCGCAAACTGGGTGGCCGCGCTGCCTGTCAGGGGCTTGCCTGCTTGTATGCGGCCTGACTCAAGGGTGCTGACGTACTCGGGGCTCTTGCGGATGCCAAGTGCCCAGGCTTTGTAGGCCACGCCTTGCTCTTTGCGGCCCATTTGCACAGCGAAGTCTCGGGTGCGCATGTGGGGGTACAGCGCGGCCAGTGTGGCCAGGGCCTCGGGTGTCCAGGGGTTGGTGGATGCGCTCATGCGCCCAGCCCCGCATAAACCCCCAGCCCGTTACATGCCCGGTAGACCGTGCTGTAACTCGCGCCAATGCTTTTTGCAATGGCGTGGTACGTGTGCCCTTGCCGGTAGAGTGCCTGCAGGGTGGGGATGGTGGCCGGGGTAAACACGCGGCCAGACCCTAGCGGTCGGCTCATGTCAAAGTCTCCAGCGCCTCGCGCACGGTTACGCGCAAGTCGTCCAGGCTGCCATTGTTGTGAATCGTCAGGGTCGGCTTGATGTCGTCTTGCTCGCTCTCGCTCACATGCTCGCGCACCGGCCCGGCCAGATCACGGTGCACCCGCCAGATAACGCCGCCTTGCTTGCGTACCCAGGCGGCTTCGTTGATAAACCGCACATCAGACACGCAAAACACGCCTATGCCGCTGGCCCCGGCCTCAATCACATAGGCGCTGGCTTGCCGCACCCAAAAGTCAGGCGCCAGGCCCCGGCCCCAGTCGCCCAGCGTTTGCATAAGCTCGCGGTAAGAAAACCCGAGGAACGGGATGGGCTCTTCTTTGAGTTCGCGCCGGTCCATAAACCGCGCGTCAAACCCACCAGCCTCCACCATCGCCCGCACCATCGCGCGCATGGGGTCGGCAAATGCAAAGCCGTGGTAGCCGTGCTCCTCCAGGATGCTGCGCACGGTGTCTTTGCCGGTGCCTGCGTAGCCGGTGAGGCCGATCAATGCCGGGGCGGTCATGTTGGCACCCCTTCTGGCTTGGCTTTGGCGCTTGTACCGCAGAATGGGCAAAAGCTGAAAACCATGCTGCCTTTGGTTTTCTTTGGTTTGCTCCCGCCTGACTTCAGAGGCACCAAGGCGTAGGTTTCGTACTCCATCAAAGCCCGCTCATGCAAGGTATCCGCCTCGATAGTTATTCCGTAGCCTTGGAGCTTCACCTTATGTTGTGATGCTGTCGGGGTGCTTTCTGCAAACCTTGCAGTCAACTTTTCTTCAATTTCTTTTTTGCAGTTGCAGTTCATTCTGGTGCTTCTTTGTTGGGTTTAAATTGCTATCAATTTCAGGCAGCGCAGGCAATCAAATCGCCGGCTCGCTGCTGGTTTTGCTTGGGGCTTCTAGCCGCTCCGGAGATGCTCATTTCAAGCGCCGTCGCATGCACTTCGGTGCGGCCTGTGTGTTTGTTGCCGAATGACCAAATGCGCCCCGCCAACACATGCAGGCTGGTGCCGGGTTGCAAGTCGTCTTTGTGGGTGTGCCAAAAGGTGGCCGCCTGCTCGCCGGCATACGTCAGGCGCCAGGCGGTCTTGGTGCCCAGGTTGATGCGGTCATGGGCCAGCAGCGTCAGCACAAAAGTGCCGTCGCTGGCGGTGTGGCCAAAGGGGATAGCGTTGCCCAGCGTCAATGTGCCGGCGCCGGTCATCATGCGAGCCACCTGCCCAGCGTGTAGCCCAGCAGACCCGCAGCAATGGCAAAGTTAAGCACTGCAAACAGCGCCACCAGCACATAAGCACCCACCGACTCCCAAACACTCAGCGCAGGCGGTTCAGGCTCGGCAAACCAGACATTGCCACCCTCGGGCGCGCAGCCGTGCGCCTCTGAGATAACCTGGTGGGCGAGCTGGTGGGGCAGCACCCGGCCGGTGCGCACGGGGCAGTCTCGGCCCTGGTTGCATTGGCCAAAGGAGTCGCAGCAGTTCATTGGGTTGCTCCTGTGGCTTTAGCAATTGCCGATTCAATTTCTTTTGTTAGAGATGGCGACCATGAGGGGCATGACGTGTAAGCCAGGGCTTGATCGAGCAAGTCCAGCAATTCAGGCGCAGCAGCAATCAGGCGGGCGTTTGCGGCAAACATCTCGTGATAAAAGGGTGCGGCTTTTTTGCTGGTAGATGGCGCCGTGCAAATGGCTTGCTTTCCTTGTTTGCAAAGTTCCCCGCGCACCGTATGTTTTGAGTAAATATGAAAATACCCAAAAGATGGATCGCCGGCGTGCCAAGGTCCCGGCGTATGTGTCGCGCTCATTGCTTCACCCCCGCCACCACTGTTTTATGATCTTTCAGCCCTCTAGCCGGCACATTGATTGCCTGACTAGCTGCGCTTTTGATAGCGTCTTGCTTACTGTCAGCAGTGGCCCGCATGGCGTCCAGTTCGCTGGGGCCGTCAAGCAGGTAGCTGGTGGACAAGATCAGGGCGATCAGCGCCACCAGGGCGGTATTGATGATGCGGGGGTTCATGCGGCCACCATCTGGCTGGGTTGAACACTCATGCCGTAGATGGCCAGCGCCTTGTTGGCGTTTTCCACCAGGCACTCGGGCAGGTAGCTGTCAGAGTCCATCCGCTGCACTGGGCTGTAGTGCATGGCCTCCAGCACGATGCGCTCCAGGGCCTCCAGCAGCGCAATCTCCCGGAGCGAGGTTCCGGGGTGGCAGGGCAGGCCGTGCGTGTCGTGCTGCAGGTTGGGGCCGTGCCACGACCAGCCGCGTGGGGCTGTGTGCAGGGTGGTGGGTATTGGCGTCGTCATCTTTCGCTCCA